ATGCCGACATTTTGAGGATGGAGAACGACATCCTATATCTGGCTTGTAATCCATAAAGCCCTGCTAATTGATATGTCATACCTCAGTGTCAGCGTGCCCAAAACAACACGACTATATCGACCGATCCCCCGTTGTGGGGGTACTTGCGCGATTTCTTAATGTGACTCCTAGACTATCCGACCCTAGACCCCTCTTATCACCCTTTTGGGGGATATTTGCAAGTTTACCTTTACAAAAGTTCCGCTCATGACGAATACTAGTATAGACACTCTTTTTGGGGTAATACGAACATTTGAGAGTATGTCTACTTTTTGAGGGATACCTACTGAGTAGGTAGCTCTGAGTACGTATGAATACTAGGCCCTGGCCGCTTTTGAAGCGCGATGGGGAAAAAGGAGGTAGGATGGATTTCCTACAGAACTCGCGGTACTCACTGGCCGTGGCTGCGGACTTCGCAGCGAAGTATGACCGGCTGAACCATGTGAACCCGACGACTCCCACCTCGTCCGTTCGCATCAACAACCGGATCGTGGGCTGGTAATGAAGGATCGCCACGAGCCTAATGAGGTCGCCTTTGGCGCGGGGACAACGGGGAAACCGGGATCGGTCAATCTCCACCCAGGAGCGCCGAAACGTGAGGTTGTTACGGGCAAGATGTCGGGAGGGGACAACACTTCAGTTTCATTCTCGTCTGCCGACACCCCGCGCGAAAAGGACAACGAGGTAATGGTTCGCAAGTCTACCGGCGAAGCAGGTTTCGCAGGTAAGTAAGCTTGGGGTCACTGGCACTCCCTACGCGGAGTTCTATACCCCACCAAGATGCCGGGACGTAGGTGTATGCGCTTCGTACGGCGAAAGTATGGGGGGTCTTTCGGCCCCCTATCTTAGCTGTTAAACGGTCGGTTTATCCTTCCGGGGGCAATTACGACGAAGTCCCGGCTATACTTTGGGGGCACAGTGCTTCTGTATGGCTAGAGCAACCTTTTGGCTCGTTTCTAGGCGGAGGATTGGCTGTCCCGGCGTGTGTCGATGTCGGGAACGCTGGTTTGCCGCTGTGGGAGTGTGCTGACTGGGTAACTACCCCGCTAAGTCGTCCTTCGGGACGGGTGGCGACCCTAATGGGAATACGGAACTACGGTAATCAGGGAACTGTGCAAGGGCGTTTGGGGCAAAATGCCTGTGGCGCGGGACTCCAAGGGCTAATACCCAGGCCTTGCTACGACACTGGCGGGGCTGGAAAGGGGACGGACGATATTGCCGCCCCTGGGGTTGCCGTCTGCGGTAGTCCTGCGCCTCTTTTTTCATGTCTAAACACATCCTCATAGCCGCTATCTTCGTCCTAGTCGGCCTTCATACGTCCTCAGCAGCCGCCAAACCGAACCCAATCCTCACTCAGGCGGCTCAGACGCTCGAACCACGCGTAACATCGGTCGAATGTACGCCATATTTGCTCGGATATGCCGCTACAGCCCCTGTTGATGGGTCTATCTGGATGAATTCGTACCTCTGCAATCCACTGAAACTACTCTATGGGGGCTATTTAGACCGCCCAGGTCGGGCTGGGGCGGGGCTAATCACCCTCGAACACGAAGTTTTGCACATCACGGCCCCCACTTTTAGCGAAGCACGGGTCGAATGTGTAGCATTTCAGACGGTTGACAACGATCTGCGGCTCTGGAAGACCCCCTTTTGGATGCGGGGCCTCATTTTGGAGGATGCATACCAGGATCACTACAACCTCATCTACTCACAGAAGGTATACCGCAATGACACCAAATGCAGACCTGACGGGGCGTGGGACACCACCCCTGGAGACGGTAACTGGCCCTAACTCATGGTGGGACGGCCCGTAACATGATCAACAAACTGTTCTACTTCCTGGCCTGGGTCGCCGTGAAACTCGGCATCTTCAAGGGAGACTGGACTAATGAGCAGGACTCATCGAAATAGACCTGTTTCGTGGTCTTCGCCTCGTCGCGTGCAGGGTAGAAGGCGGCAAAATCAGCTAAGACAGGAGATAGAGGAGGAAATGACCTTCAACTCTAACGTCATGCCGAAGCGATTCGGCGCTGGTCGGCCCAAGGACAAGCCAGAGGTAGAGCAGGAGCGCCCGGAGGAGCCTGAAAAGGCCGATTCGAGCGCCGCAGATGAAGATGATTAGTGCCTTTTTTGAACCTGCAATCAAGGGCATGGTAGCCCTTCTATCTATCGCGGGGGCTTCTGTTCTAGGCTTTATCGTCTGGGATGCGCACAATGCCTATGACGGTAACCCATTTACACCAACCCTTTCCAGCAAGTTACGAGCCTGGAGAGACGAGAGCGCCACGCACAAGTGGCTGCTCCGGCTCGGGATCAGTGGAACTTCGATCCTCGGCCTAGTAATGCCCTATCTGACCCTCCATCTATGGCTGGATGTGATCTAAATGGCTTCAACGCTCTTTGAGGGGGGCCTTCAGATCCGTTTTGCCTCACGAGGTCATTTTGAGGTCACGGTGAGTATGACTCCCGTTTCGCTTCCTAATCTGACCTCTTTGGAGCATATTCGGCGTGTGGTCATCAGACCCCTTGGAGCCGACATCATTTTCACCGATGATGGCTCCACGCCAAGCGGTTCACACGGTCTTCTACTGCTCGAAAACGAAATTTTGATCTACGACGGACAAGATCCGTCAGCTTTCAAAATGGTGCGGCGCGGATCTGTAGATGCAGATGTCCGAGTCGCCTACTATGGTACCTAAGGGGGCCTACATGCCACACGACGAGATTGGCGTTGCAGACGCCCTTGAGGTCTCTATGGGACGAAACAGGGCATTTGACGACCATTTCACCATCACCGGACGGGTTGAACTAGTTCTTCGGGACAAGCTTGGCCGTTTCAAGGCCCGTCGGGTCATCAACAACCTAGTTGTCACAGCAGGTAAGAACCACATTGCTGACCAACTTAGCTCCGCGCCGGGAGGCAGCGCGATGTCCCACATGGCTGTGGGCACAGGTTCGACTGCTCCTGCCGCCGGAGACACTACACTTGGAACAGAAATTGACCGTAACGCCCTAACCTCACGGACAGATGCCACCAACGTGGTCACGTATGTCGGTGACTGGGCAGCGGGCGATGCAACCAACTCAGCTATTGCTGAGGCAGGCATCTTCAACGCATCCTCCGCAGGCACAATGCTTGCGCGCGCGACCTTCACAGCTATCAACAAGGGCGCGAGCGATACTCTGAAGATCACTTGGACTGTCACAATCGGCTAAGGAGGTAGTGGGCTATGGCTCGCCTGTACTCCTCTGGCTTTGAAAACGGGCATGCTCAGGCCGAAGACATGACGGCAACGGGTTCTCCAACCTTCGATACTACTACGTTTCGTAGTGGAGCGAGGGCACTGCGGACGAACCCTTCCGCCGCTGCTCACTACGTTCAGCGTGTGGTACATGCAGATACAGCAGGCAAGACGTGGTTTGTGCGTTGTTTCATCAACATTGCCACGGCTCCGTCGGCTACGGTAGCTGTTCTGGAGATCCGGGACTCTTCTACCGCTATCATGGCGATTAGAATGACCAATGGCCTTAATCTCCAGCTATGGGACTCGGCAAACGGTCTCCAGCTTGGATCGAACTCATCGGCATTGAGTACTGGTACTTGGTATCGAGTAGAAATCACTTACGCGGGCGGTACTGGCGTTTCCTCTGCACGAATTGATGGGACGCAATTCGCTAGTGGTACGGGTTCTGTTTCGGGTATTGGCATTCTTCGTGTCGGAGTGACCGCTGCAACAACGGCGGATCTGTATTTCGACGACCTGGCGGTCAACGATTCCGTGGGAACCGATCAGGCTTCCTGGCCTGGAGAGGGCAAGATCGTGTATCTTCGCCCCTCTTCGGATCCCGGAACTTCTTCCGCTAACTGGAAAAAGCCGGGTGGAGATACCACAAACCGACACACCTCGGTAGATAACATTCCCCCGGTTTACGAGACTTACGATTCCACAAGCGCCTCCGCAGAGGATTACCTCTCGAATGCAGTCAGCGGCGCGGGTGCAGCGCTAGAACTAGATACCAACACATACACTTCCGCCGGAATCGGAGGCTCAGACACCATCACTTTGGTGCGTCCAATGGCGGGTACCGGTTCCTCATCGGCGACGGATACCGCAGGAAAGCTAGGAGCAGCGTCAAATCCGGCTATTACTGTGCTTTCGTTCACCGCTTTCGACAACGGAGTAGCTTCTTCTACCGCGACTACCTGGCCGCGACAAGAAGGTACGGTTGCATACAACCCCTCCGTTACGCTCGGTTCTGCCTGTCGTCTACGAGTTGAGAAGACGACGGCCACCACGCGTGTAGCCATCGTGAACATGCTGGCTCTTTTGGTTGAGTACGTTCCCGCAGCGGGAGGTACCGACTACGCGCAGCCTGTGGATGATACGCTATCTTTGGCTGATTCTCTGTCTTTTGATCGGGGCTTGGTAGTTGCAGATTCCGTCACCACCTCAGATGCCCGCACTTTTGATAGGGGCCTTGGGATTGCAGACACGCTATCCCTTGCCGATTCTCAGGTGTTCGATAGGGGTCTGGTGCTTGTAGACACTGTATCTTTGGCGGATGCGCTTGCTTTTGGCCGAGAACTGGTCCTTACGGATTCTGTATCTCTGGCAGACGCCATTGCAGAAGAAACCGGCAAAGGTGTAACTATTAACGATTCGGTTACCCTGGCCGACAGTCTTGTTTTTGATCGTGGACTTACGCTCACAGAGGCGCTTTCTGTAGTGGACAACCTGTTTTTTCAGCGGGAAATGACGCTTACAGATGTGTTATCTGTGGCAGATAGTCTGTCCTTTGATCGCGGGCTTACCCTTGCAGATGTGGTCTCTATTACTGATGACCTTTCAGCAGCCTTGGGTGCCCAGGCGTATACGATCAATGTGGACGATTCTGTTGCTGTGTCGGACATGATGCTCCCCCAGATGAATGTTCCACCGGGGGTGGCTGCTCAAGCCATCGCACGGTGGTTCATCAGCCGCTACGGTTTCTATGGGGGTTCCTAACTCTATAGACGGGGGCCGAATCTAATGCCCTATGGTATGCCGGATCCTGAAAATCAGGATGCGAGGATGGAACGGTGCGTCAATGATCTAATGGCGAGAGGCCGTGACAAGACCTCGGCAATCAAAATCTGCAAAGCTGGCATCATCAAAGCCGATGCCAAGAAGGAAAAGGATGGATAACCCTAGCCCTGAACTTGATGCAGCGCTGGTAACGAAGACCAATGCAGAGACGGAACTGCTCAATCTACAGCAGGACGTAGAACGAAATCGGCTGTTTCTGATCGAGCGGGAGATCAACTTGCAGGACTCCCAGCCCTCAGAGAACCGAGTCTACACGTTCTACGGAGCGGTGGGGCCGGAATCAGTCTCACGGTGCATCTATGAGCTAGATAACTGGAGTCGCCGGTTTCCTGGTGAAGACATCACCATCCTGTTCAATTCCATGGGGGGCAGTATCTTTGACGGATTTGCCCTCTATGACTTCCTCCTCGAACTGAAATCGAGGGGACACAAGATCATCACCAAGGCCTTCGGCATGGCCGCAAGCATGGCTGCTACGCTATTGCAGGCTGGTGATGAGCGTGTGATCGGAGAGAACTCGTTCTTGATGATCCACGAAACCTCGGGCGGCGTATCGGAGATGCGCTCTTCAGAGATCGAAGACGTGACGAAACTTCTCCGCAGATATGAAGACAAGAGCCTAGATATCCTAGCTGAGCGTGCAACGCTTTCCCGCACGCAGATCAAGAATCGGTGGAAGCGTAAGGATTTCTGGCTGGACGCGAAAGAGGCTCTCAAATACGGTCTTGTGGATCGTATTGGGTAAGGAGTTGGTTTGAGTGCCAAGGTTCAAGTTTGACGAGCATCGTCTATCTGAAGAGGAACTAAAAGAGTACTCAGGCCCCTTTATCCCTAAACTAGCCTGGTTTGCGCTCCATGACTACGTCCCCCACTACTACCAGATTCTCTTCCACACTATGCACAACGGAGACAACTTGTGCAGATTCAGGCATCTGGTAGCAGGACGGCGAGGGGGTAAAACCCTCTCGGCGGCATGGGAAGTGGCCTACTACGCCCTTCATCCCAGTGAGTTCCACAAGGATATGCACGGGGAAGACAAGGACGACCCTCTCCATATCTGGATCCTGACCAAAGACTACCCGACGGGCATGGCAGCACTGATGGCGTTCCGTGATGTGCTCAAGAAGGCGGGAGCGGTCTACAACAAGGATTACCGAGAGAACCGTGGTAACAGGTGGTTCGAGTTCGAGAACGGTACCTTTGTGCAGATGAAGACGGCAGATGAGCCGGAATCGCTGCGAGGTGCCGGTCTGGACATTCTCTGGATTGATGAGGCCGCGTTTATCAAGGATGAGCGGGCCTATGAAGTTGCTTCTCCGGCGCTGGGCGACAAGCTTGGGGCCGTGATCACCACGACGACTCCCTCGGGAAAGAACTGGTTCTACAACGAGTTTTGGAGCGAAAAGGCTCTTGATGACCCCGATAACGGGCGCGTAGAGTACCGCTCCATTGACAATCCCCACTTCGCTTACGAAGAGTGGCTGCGCTTCAAGCGCACCTATCACCCACTCTTGTTCAAGCAGGAGTTCATGGCGTCATTCGATTCGATGGCGGGCAAGGAACTACCAGGCGACTGGCTGAAGTATTGGTCAGACAGCCACTATGCCCCCGCGAAACAGGACGACGGCGTGCATTACGACCTCAACTACTACATCGGTGTAGATCCCGCAATCTCACTCTCCGACAGGGCAGACAAGTTCTGCATCAGTCTGATCGGAGTTACGAAGGATCGGACACAGGTATACCTGGTTGAGCAGTGGTCTGGGAGGATCCCGTTCCCCGAACAGGTGGACATGATCCTCGAATGGCACCAACTGTACAGGCCGCGATTCATCGGCATCGAGAAGAACGCGTACCAGGCGGCTCTCGCTCAGGCCGTGTTGCGGCATCCTTCGTTTCCCCCAGTCATGGCACTGTGGACGAAGGGCAAGAAGTCAGAGCGAATCCTGGCGATGTCTCCATACTTCAAGATCGGCAAGATTCGCATCAGGAAGGAGCATCGGGACTTCATCAACGAGTGGATCGACTATGACTCGGAGTTGAAGAACCCCCATGATGACTGCCTGGACTCGGTGGAAATTGCGCTCCGCACGGCCTCTGTGCTGCTGCCGGATCGCCCTGCCCCGGATGCACCGGGGGACTCTCCGCCCAGCACCATCTATGACAGGGTGCAGGCGGATCTACCGAGAGCGACAGCCGACCAATCCGGGGTGGACGACCATCTCGGAGCCGAATGGTAAGGAGTGAAATGCAGAAGATCAACCCTAAAGAGGGGCTTCTCGCGCCTAGCATCTGCATCATCTGTGAGACGGTGCCGCAGCGCGATTGCATCGACACGGGTTTCGACACCGCTTGGGGCATTAGTCCTGAGAACGCGGGTCGTAAGTACGTGTGCGATCTCTGCGTAGACACCATGGCGAAGCTCATGGGCTACGAGCAGGACGAGGTCATTGCAGACGTAAGGGCTGCGAAGGAAGTCGCCGACCGCCAGGTCGCTGCTATTCGCGGGCTGGTGAAGGACTTTTCCGAGTTCATGGCGAGGTTCGTCGAGAGTCCGGCTGCGGTCAACGAGGACGTTCAGGTGGAGTTCCAGTCCGCCAACGCGCCTAAGGTCAAAGAGGCCCAGGCGGAGGCGTCCGAGGTTGTCCCTGAGGCCACGGCCTCTAAGGATGGCAAGGTGACTAAGCAGAAGGCTCCCAAGCCTGCGGACAAGAAGCCAAAGGCTGATGACAAGCCCGAGGAGAAGAAAGAGGACTAATGGATCTCTTTGGCCGAAAAGCAAGGCGAGAGTTGGAGTACGAGAAGCAGTTCTCGGCTCAGATGCTTGCCCTAACCGAGGCCGCGATGGAACTCGTTGAGCAGCTTCGCTACAAGGAGACGCTCACGCAGGGGGCGCTAGATCGCCTCGCTGCACTCGTCAACGAAAAACAGGCGAAAATCCAGGAGTTGGAAGCGGCAATCTCCACTCGACCTCAGCCGATAATGCGGAAGTACCCGCTCTACAAGAGCGAGGAAGAGGAAGAGTTGGAGTATGCCTTCCGCAATGGGGACATCGACAAGCGGGAATACCGCGACATGATGTCACAACTTGGCTTCGACAACGTCGAAGTAGAGATCCCAGACGCGCCTGAGCGCCCACAACTGTACTAAGGAGGTGCCATGGCGCAGGACACAGAGTTCACTACCAACGTGAAGCCTGTTTCGCGGTTGAAGACTGCGGAGGATCTGAACAAGAAGCTGGACTCGCTGCGTCGTGGTCGTCAGGGCACGGAGAATCAGTGGCGGGTCAACTTGGCCTTCTACAAGGGACGGCAGTACACCTACTACAACAGGCATACGAACCGTATCGAGTCGCGTCCAGTGGACGACGGCGAGAAGCCCCGCTATATCGTGCGACTGGTCTCGAACCAGATCCTCACGGGGGCACATTCCCTTCTGGCAAAGTACACCAAGACTAAGCCAGTGATGCAGGCCAGTCCAGGCTCAGGCACGGACGCGGACATCAAGGCCGCACAGACAGCCGAACGGCTACTTGAGTACCTATGGGATGAACTCGACCTAGATGACAAGCTGGGCGAGGCTCTCTTGTGGGGTATCGTAGCTGGACAGGGCTACTGGAAGATCACGTGGGATCCCCATGCAGGTAAAGCAATGAGCTTCCTGCTGGATCCACAGGGACAGCCCATTCTTGACGACCCTCTCAAGGAGGTCTTCAAGGCTCAATTGGAGCAAATGGGTATCCCGCCTCAGGAGCAGACGGTGTATCTTGGCGACATCAGAGTGGAGACTATGTCTCCCTTCGATGTCTACCTTGATCCGGCTGCCCGAGTCTTTGACGACGCGAAATTCGCAATTTGCCAGCACAATCTTGATCCAGATGAGATCAAGACGCGCTGGGGGGTGGACGTTCGACCAGACGCCTATCCCATGCCACAGGACTCTATGCTCCCCTATGGTCGCTCGCAGGAGTCCGATCCGACGGTCAAGGCCGTCTACATCGGATACTTCGTCCCTCAGCCGTCTCTGCCCAAGGGTAGGTACGTCGTGTGGATGGAGAAGCCTGCGAAGATCCTAGAGGACGGCCCGTGGCCGTACCCTAACAACATCCTTCCCCTGGTGAAGTTCCCAGGGATCAGGGTGCCTGGTCAAATCTACGACTCGTCGGTTGTAGAGCATGCGATTCCGCTCCAGAAGGAGCTAAACCGGACACTCTCCCAGATCGTCGAGTTCAAGAACCTGATGATCAAGCCTCGCGTATGGGCACCATACGGCTCGGTTAACGTCAGGATGACGGCTGAACCGGGGGCGCTGTACGAGTATGCGCCTTACGACAACCACAAGCCTGAAGTAGAGCAGATGCCCTCTCTTCCGCCCTACATCTTTGACCACCTCACCAACATTCGTGAGGCACTCCGAGATGTGTTCGGGCTGGCAGAGATCGCTGAGGGTACGCCGCCTCCCAACGTGGAGGCAGGCGTTGCCATTGATCTGTTGCAGGAAATGGCCTCCGACAGACTGGCCCCCACGATCAAACTGATCGAAGTTGCTATCGAGCGAGCGGGTCAGTTGATGATCGGACTGGCCCAAGAGTACTACACCGAGCCTCGTACCCTGAAGATCATGGGTTCGGGCGGTGCAGTCAAGGTAAAGAAGTTCTCCCAGGCAGACATCAAGGGAGGCATCGACATCAATGTCGAGGCAGGCTCGGCTCTCCCGCGCACGCGCGCAGGACGACAGGCCCGAATCATGGAGTACATTGACAAGGGAATCCTGAAGCCAGAGCATGCCTACAAGTACCTAGACATGGGTGACATGGCAAGTGTCGCAAGAGAGTTCGCGGCAGACGAGGAACACGCTCAGCGGGAGATTGACGATCTCATCAAGGGGATCCCGATCAACCAGTCGGCGATGAACCAGGCTATCCAGCAGATTCAGCAGGGGATGAACCCCGAAACTGGACAACCGCTACAGCCTGGGGAAGATCCGAACATGCTGGTCGAGAATGCCTCACTCCAGCCACTCTCCTACGAGAACAGCCAGACCCATGACAACGTGCTACACCTCTTCATGGTGTCGCCGGAGTTCAAATCTCTACCCCCAGACATCCAGCAGCGGTTCGAGACACATGATCGACTCACGAAGGACGCACTCTCTCAGCAGAACCAGCCGTCCCCGGAGCCGATTGCTCCACGCGTTTCGCTCCAGCTTAAGGGTACAACCGGGCCTACGGGCGCGAGTGCGATCCTTAATCGCTCGGGTGTTTCGGAGATCACCCCAGAGGTAATGACAGAGCCACCGCTTGAGACATGGGTGAGCGACTCTCTGGACAAGCCTGATGTTGAGGATGCGGGCAACGACCCGTTGACTCAGCAGGAAGTTCAGGCAAAGCAGGCCGAGATGCTGAACAAGGTGCAAGCCTCGAATCAGCAGATTGACCACAATGACCAGAATCAAGCTGCGAACCTTGCTCTACAGGAGGCGAAGCTTCACAACGAACATGCTAAGTTGGCGCTAACCGCCAAGAAGATTAGCGAAGTTGGGAAGAAGAAACCAAATGGGAAGTAAGCGA